AGACAGTGCAGTCAGTTGCAGTTGCAGACAGTCGCAGTTGCAGTTAGTTGCAGTGTGTGGCGATGGACTATCTTTGAACTGTGCCAACTGGCACATACTACCCCTCATTCTGGACAAAAGACCAGGCGGGTACGGGTGCCTTACTTTGCAGTGTGATATTACTCTCTACTGCCAGATAGAGAATTCTCATTTACAGAAAAGTTACTTACTTACTTTCATAGTTCTACGACACTGCTTATACCTCCTTTACTGCAGTACGAAAGGACTTGACGGTGCTCCACCATCTCTACCATCTCTGCCCATTCTACGTCTCTGAGCTCTATTGGGAGGCATCTGAGTCCCAGGAGCTAAGCCCTTCTTGGCATCACTACGGGAAAGGTCTATAGCATAGACACAGCCACAGTCCATGCAGATATCAGTCATTATTCCATATCCAGGAATCTCAGAGCCAATAGGGATAGCAGACTCCTTGACTTGGTCTACTACAATACCTTGCTTGACATCTAGATGAAAGTTCCACTCCTCCCTGGCTAGTCCTCTAGCCTTCAACTCATCACCTAGCTGCTCCAGGAATCTGTCCTCACTACCACAGCAAGGGCATTTAGTAAATGTTCTGTGAAAGTTCTTATCCATTACTCCTCCTTATTTACTTCTCCTTTCTGTCATAATTCCTATCGCTCATTACTTTATCTACTAGTCTAGCAAACTTACGCTTATCAGTAGCCTCTGCCTCCATTCTGCCAAGGTCCTGCATTTTTGCTACTATTATCTTAGCTCCTCTATTTCTGTCCAGGTATTCGCAATATCCTTCATCCTTGCCAGAGGACCTCATCAACTTACCCATGCGCTCAGCTTCATGCTCGCTCAGTGGTAGCCATATATACTTATAGCAGTTCATGCATCGTAGTAGTGAGCCTTCACAAACCTTTTCAACTTCACGCCAGTAGTGAGGAATTGCCTCTAATTCATCGCAGTAGCTACCTGGATGCACTATTCCCATGTTCTGGGCACTCCGCCCAATAATCCTATCTTCTCTTTCATGCTTTCTATTCGACTTCCTATCCTTATTATCTCGTCCACGTCTTGCTTGTTTAGTGGAGCGAGCATTAGCTCCTTTAGTTTTGCCACTGCCCTGGCTCTTTGTCTCAGTACTTTTAGCCGCTCTTCCATTACTGCCTTTGAGAGAACTAGGCTCTTGCGTCCTCTTGTTTCCACTATAGGATGTTGTGATAGCCTTTCCAGAGCCTGTTCTAACCAGCAACATTGACTGTCCCTCTTTCTCTTTCCGTGCCACCGAAAGTTCTTCACCCATCTTCTTGGCTCACCTCCTTCCTCCGTAAATTTCTGCCACAACTTACCACAGACCATAGGTTCGGATAGCTCTATGGTCTCACCGCAGTAGGAGCAGGCAGGAACTGTCTTTCGACAGGTTGTTAGATATATGTCCATTCTACTTTACTACATCAAGTCTACATTGGTTAGAGGAACTGACCGAGAGCCTATCGGTAGCTTCTGCCCTATCTTCCTCTGGCATATTGAGGAAAGCCAGTAACTCCCTAGCTTTATCCTCGTGCCACTGTTCGAAGGCTTCTCCACTTTTGTCCTCCATGTAGTTGTGGTGGAATATCCAGATAGTGCGTGTCAAGAATCTCCTGGTTTGCTCTATTAACTTGGGGGTAATCTTGATTCTACCCTTTTGTCCTTTGGATATGTCTATCTCATACTTCTCCATCTTCCATCTCCTTTATTATCATTATACCACATCAGTCCTATCCTTGTCAACCTGTCTATTCCACTTGGTCAAAATAATAAACAGACTGTTATTTATTATCCTTGACGTGGAGCTACATATATGGTATACTCAGACTGGAGGATACTGTATGCTTGAGCACACACCAAAGTTGCCTAAGTCCGAGCCTAAGGAAGTATCAACCGCCGCTACTTTGATTCCTTACCGCAGGAGCGATGACAGAGCCAAGTATCTCAGCTGGATGTCCTGCGGGTTCTCTGATGAAGAATCGCTGTATGTTCTAGGACTTACTAGAAGCTGGCTAGAAGTAGCCAGGATGGATAGTAAGTTTAGAGACCTAGAAGAGCGTGTCCCTGAGTTTCGTAAGCAGCTTAGCCGAGAATACGCTGAGTTGGACTTCTACCGCAACTTCAGGATGGTTCTAGAGAAAGACAAAAGAATACTGCGTAAGTCATTAGAAATGGACTTAGTAGTAGATGAAGAGACAGGAGAATTAGTGCCTGCCGAGTTGTCCCCTTATGACCAGCAATATTTGCTCAGACTCAGGAGTGCCTATACACCTCAGCAGTTGCAGTTGCTTGAAGTAGTGGTAGGGGACAAGGATGGTGGCTTTAATTTTGCTGAGTGGGTAAGTAAGAATCAGGAGGTAATCCAGGTTAGTCGCACTGATACTATATCATTATCTAGAGGACAAAGTGCCCAGAAGACCAGTCACAGCTAAAGTAGTAGCAGCTGCGAGAAGAAATATCCGTAGGGCTCAGATAAGCCGTATAAGGATTAAAGAGCCTAGGTCTCCTGGCAGAGTCTATCGTAGTCGAGCCAGACTTAGCCGACCAATAGTTTTGAGGGCTGGAAGAACCAGAGCGAGAAGGAGAACGAGATAATGGAAGGAATACTACTGGAGAACTTGGCGACTGGGGGACCTGTAGCTATACTAGCCTGCTTTATTTTCTGGATGTATAGGAAAGACAGGAAGGATACTGAGGGCAGAATCCATGATGTTCACGGCGCTCATTCTGAGAGGCTAGAGAGCCTACTGGAGAAAGACCAGCAGACTCGTGAGGAGAATACTAAGGCTTTAACGGAACTCAATATTGTTCTAAGAAGGATGAACGGAGGGAAGTAATATGCCTAATGGCAGAGCAAGGAAAGCTACCAAGGCTAGGACTGCACCAACTAGAGTATCCCAGCACACTCTTAATGTTCTTAGAAGGGCAGGCATAAAGTATAAGGTAACTACTAGAGGAAGGACTACTGTCTTAGGCAAGGGTAGACCTCCTAAGCAAGTATTTCCTAAGGCTAGATTCAAGATACTGAGGAGAATAACATACTAGGAGGGCAAGATGGCTAATGCGACTAGAGCGAGGAAGTCCAAGAGCACTGGAGGTGGGAAGAAGTGGATTGCAGGGGCTATCAAGAGACCTGGTGCATTTACTCGCAAAGCAAAGGCAGCAGGCATGACTGTTCAGGCATATGCTAGAAAAATGCGTAGTGCTTCAGGCAGGCTAGGTAAACAGGCAAGATTAGCACTCACATTAAAGAAGATTTCTGGGAGATAGCCTTGGCTACACCTCTATCGCAAGACGAAGCACTTAGAACGCTGTTCTCTGATAGACGGCTTACTCTAAGCACGCTACTAGACATTGACGACAAAAATAGGCAGAGAGTGCCACTTGTGCCTAATCCTATTCAGGATGATATTATTGTTAACTCTGGTCTGAGAGACATCTATGTAAAACCTGCCTCAGTAGGATTTACCTCTATCATAGTTGGCGATTTCTTCCTAGACAATATCACTATCAATGGCACTATCTCAGTCATTATCAGCTATGATGAGTTCAGTGCTCAGCGCCAGATATTGAAGGCTAAGCGCTTTCATCAGAGCTTGGAGAGAAAAATCCCTACCATTCCTAAGCTAGACCATAAGTCAGCTACCGAACTTAGCTGGGAGGATAAGGCTACCAACTTCTACTCTACTATGTATATATTCAGTAGTAGAAGCTATGTACTTGGACGAGGCGAAGTTATCCACAACCTTCTACTGGATGAGTATGCCTTCTGGTTGGTTGGTACTCATGAGGCTATCATGGCATCTGCACTACAGCGGGTTCCACTTAGTCCCAGAACCAAAGTCCGCATAGGTAGCACTGCCAATGGTGAGGACAATCCTTTCTGTGATATGTATAGAGCAGCTAAGGAAGGCACTATGATTGGTGACTCAGTATATAAGCATCATTTCTATCCCTGGTTCTTTCATCCTGAGTATAAGATGTATGCTAATGATATGTTCTGTCTTCCAGGCGATGACCGTGACCCTTTGCTGAACATTCAGTCAGATGAGGCTAGTCTAATACGACTACTGATAGAATCCTATGGCTTTGGTGAGTTTGAAACTATGGCTAAGCTTCGGTGGAGGAGATATAAGAAAGCCGAAATATCTAGCCTCCGCCGAGCTGGAGACACTATATTTATCTTTGAGCAGGAATTTCCTGAGAATGATGAGACCTGCTTCTTAGTAGCAGGAGACCAAGCCTACAATACTGACATCATAACTACCAAGATTCATGAGTGCAGACCAGCACCTATACAAAAGGGTATTGTTGCTGTTGATAAGGTAACTAAGGCTACCATAACTGCTACCCTTGACATCTGGCATGATGTAGAGGAAGGAAAAGGCTATGTTATCTCTATTGACCCAGGTAAAGGTAAGATATCTGAGTCAGTTGGTCATGTATGGAACTTCATCGAGGGCTACAGAGACAAGGATGGCAATGAGATTCCTCCAGTAATGCAGCATTGCGCTACTTTGGCAGGTCTCTATGACGAATGGGAGATGGCAGAGCTTATGAAGGAAGTAGGTCATTACTACAATACTGGAGTTATCTGCCCAGAAGATAATTTAGATATCGTATCTCACCTGAGAGACTACTCTGACCTCTATTGGCGTGAGGATGTGAGGACAGGTAAGTCGATGAGAACTGTTGGCTGGCAGACTAATCAATCAACTAAGCCTTACATGATAACAGAGGTTAGCAGGCATCTGGATGATATAGACTGTCAGGACATACGCTTCTGGTCTCAGTGCAAGAACATACGGCGTAACAGTATGGTAAAGAGTGGCATACTGGTAGTAGGTGCTGACGACCACCATGATGCAGGTGCTATTGCTATAGTATGTAGAGATGCTATGCCTATAGCCCGAGGGCTAGTAGGAGATAGCACAGAGGGTGGATGGGGAGATAGCTGGGGTCGGTAAGGAGATGTAAATGAATAGAAATGCGACTACAATAATTACTCGCTGTAACGAGCTTAAGAAATTCTGGGCTTCCAGGGATGAGGCTATGAAGCGCTGGTATAGGCTTATAGAGATGATTGACGAACTTAAGACTGAGAAAATGGAGTCATTCGTAGGCAACGACCCGAGGTCTCTATTTAATTTAGTTCTCCACTTACTGGATGCCGATGTACCACACAGAGTAAAGGATTATGACTCAGTAGACCCAGAGGTCTCGACTGCTGTGGCTTCTGTCAGCCGATTCTTTCATACTGCCTGGAGTGATGTTCAGACCAACTTCCGCCGAACTAACCCTAGACAATCTCTACAGCGAACCTCACTGGGATTTATGCTGGCAACTGGATGGTACGCTGACTTTGCTGTAGTAACAGATGATGGTAGCCGCTGCTATGATGAACCTTGGAATCCTATAGATGTCTATCCTATGTGGGATGCAACCTTGGGACTTAGCGAGGTGGCTCACATCTATCGAATATCTGCTACCCAAGCTACTAATATAGCTAAGCGTAACAACTGGGGCTTAAGTAATAACTATGCCCAGTGGAGAGCATCAGTAGGAAGGAATGTTAATATCTTCGACTACTGGTGGGTAGAGATATCTGATACCTTTCCCTTCTCTAAGGCTATCTGGAACGCTGTAGTTATAGATACTGTACTAGTAAAGTTTGAACGCACTCGCTTCAAGCGTATGCCTATCTATGTAGCTCCAGTTGGTGGGCTACCTGATATGGGTAGTCTGACAGAGGGTATGATTCCAACTTACTCATCTACACTAAAGCTACAAACTCAGGAAGTTAGCACTGAGCGCTGGAAGGCTGAGCTCGGGCAGTCTATCGTAGCAACCAATGAGAACATCTATCGTGTTTGGAATAAGTGGTGGAGTTTCAGCCTACAACTACTTCGAGATACTGCTCAGCCTAGAGTCTTTGAGCGGAGTAGAACTGGCAAGGCAATAGTTAAGCCAGAGGACCTCTTCCGTAGGGGTGCTATATTCAGAGGTGGACCTGATGATGATGTCACATTTATTGGCACTCCACCTATACCTCTGGAGCTGAGAAGTACTCAGCTTGACTTAGAGGCTATGATGCAGAGAGGTGGAGTTAGTTGGGCTATGTATGGTAGCCTTCAGGGTCAGGTAACAGCCTATGTTATGAGTCAGATAGCTGCCTCTGCTAACCAAGTAATGAAGCCTTTTCACCAAGCCTTCATCAACCGCTTTGAGGATATAGATAATGACTGGTTATCAGATATCAGAGAACGAGGAGTAAAACCTTATAGCTGGAGCTACCCAGATGCTCTACCAGACAATGCTTATGTTAGTGCTGACTATGAGGTAGAGATTCCTGGCGACCTGGTACAGAGAGCTACTACTGCCAGGATGCTCGACCCAGACTTTCGTCTGAGCTACACTTATGTTCTGAAGAAGCTATTTCCTGATATTGGAGACCCGATGCAGGAGAGAGCTCAGGTTAGAGCTGACAGAGCAGAGATGCATCCTACCAATAGTATAATAGCTCTGATACAGTATTACAGACGTCAGGCTGCTTGGTTAGATAAGACTGGAGATAGAGAAACCGCTAGACTCTATGATACTGTGGCAGATGCAACTATGGCTATGCTAACTGCTGAAGAAGGTAGGCAGGAACCGCCAGTACAGCCTACTAGAGGAAGACCTGAGACTGTACCTCAACGGACTGCTCTACCAGCTAGAGCTACACCTGAAGGAGGAGCATAATGCCAGAACCAATAGAGCTGACAGAGTATGCCAAGAAAATATTAGGGGAAGAGGGCATAGAGCCGATAAAGCCTGGGAAACCTGTAACTGTTCCTCCTGTAGAGTATCCCGAGTACTTTCCAGGCTTCGGCAGAGAGATGTCTCAGCTAGGTGTTGAGTATTACAAGGCTCAGACACGACTAGCCGAGGCAGAGCGTAGGAAATTCCGAGCAGAGCAACTTGGTGTTAGTCGTCCTCTAACCGAAGTCTGGGGCTTTAGACCTCCTGAAGGCTTTATGGCTCCTACTGCTGGTGGACTTATAAGAATAGAGGACTATGAGCAGCAGCTTGAGCAAGCTAGACAAGAGTATGACATATCTTTGCAGGACCTGAAGGCTATCCGCTGGAGACAAGAGGTAATGGTAACTATGCCAAACTACCTATCTATCCCAGACTATAAACTCCAGAAGGCAGAGGACATATTGCAGTATATTCCACTGGACAGTATGAGGGATGAGGATTCTATCTGGTTATCATCTGTCTTTAACCGTCTGCAACATCTCTCCAATATACTGCCAGAAGGCTTTGATGGGGATGCTATAGAAGCTCAGACTAAAGTACTGAATGAAATCCTTACTGCTCCTAAGCTAGAGCTAAGAGCAGTGCATAATCTAACCGTAGAGGAAATAGCTAAATCCTTTGCCTTTGGAGTAGCCGAACTACCTCAAGGTATGACTGAGGAGCAGGTTAGAACTATGCTTAGCAAGATGGACCTGCAAGATGAGGAGATGAAGAGTGCTAAGGACTGGCTATCATCCAGAGCTAAGGATTGGGCAATAGAGTCTGACCGCTTAAATCTTATCCGAGCAGGAACAGTATTAGCGGAAGCTCCAGAGTTAACTCCACTAGAGTTCGCTAAGCTAACACTCACTCAGCCTATGATGGCTACAGTAGAATTGCTAGATAAGTACTTCAACTTACTCTCACGACCACTAGTAGCATCTGCCATTGTAGGTGTCCATAGGCTAATCAAAACTCCTGAGGAAACTGCCGCTGCTAGGCTAGAAGGCGATTACGAATTTTACCGCTCTATGGGAGAGGACAGCTGGGCTGCCTATGCAAAAGCATTTAACGACTGGGATGCTCCCTGGTGGCTGAAGCTTGGAGCTGAGGCTTTCTTTGACCCAGTTAGCTATATTGGTCTAGGTATGGCTACCGCTGTTAGCTATAAGATAGGTACTGGACTTACTAAAATAGGACTTAGAGCAGCAGGAACTAGGATAGGTCCTTGGGTGGGAGCATTTGAAGGTGGCTTTGTAGCAGGTGCAGATGCTATATTCAAGACTGGCATAAAGGTAGTATTGTCTCCTATCAAAGGTACTTTCTGGCTAACTGGTGCTGGCTATCAGATTCCTCGTACTTTTACCATGATGGCTAGGAACTTTGCTAGAGATAGCTATATGAAGTTCAGCTCGGTACTTCAGCGCACTTTCCCTGAGGTTCGCAATGTTAAAGGACTTACAGCTAAAGATGCTATTGATACTGGCACAAATGCTATTGACCAGGCTATAGCACGTCCTATGGAAGGCTGGGACACTGCGGTTAGAGCAGGAGTGCCAATGCTAGAGTTTAACTACATAGATGAGGCAGCAGCTCTCAGGCTAACTAAGGGCATAGTTGAGGAAGTGGCATTTCCTACTAATCGTCTATCTCGCCTTAATAATGAGGTACTTAATATGTTCTCTGGTCAAGGCGAGAGAGTAACAGCTGGTAAAATGATAGCTGACCTTGGGCTGGAGGCTACTGAGGAGACAGTTGATAAGCTATCTACCAGATTAGTAGCCTTCAAGCAGGGTGTGGTTGATAAGGCTAAGGCTGCTCTCAAAGGTGACTCAGCATCTGATGTCCTTATGGGAGTATTTAATAGGCTAGAAGGAATCCGCTACGGAAATCTGAACAGTCCTTTGACTAAGTATATGAATCAGGCAGGTAGGTCAGCTTCCTGGCATAGTAGGGTAGCTGACAGGATACTATATTCCTCTCAGCTAGTAGCTCTAGAACGCCGACTGGTTCTACCTATAGCCCGCTGGAATCTACTGTTTACTAACTTCGGTCCTTACAACTTCCTTGAGAATATGCAGAGAAGCTTCCTGGGTGGAGGAGAACTACTCTATCCGAAGAGCTATAGCGGGGTGAATGAGACCAACCGTCTATTCAAAGGAATAGCCAATGCCCCTTATGAGTTACAGATGTTTGAGCGAGGCGAAGAACGGCTAGCTCAGGCTGTAGTTGACCCTAAGACTGGCAGAACCGCAGTATTTAGAGGCGGCAAAGTGCCATTTATTACTAAAGAAGTAGTCATACCTGAGAAGGTTCCTTTCCTAGGTGGCAAGACCATAGGAGCCAAGATTAACATAGCGGGCAGAGACCACTACTTGGCTTCCTTCCAAGATGGCTACGATATGTGGGCTCACTTTAACAGTATACAGGTAGCCTATGACTACCAAGTCCATTATATGAAAGCACTGGCAGAGATAGCTCCAGACGATATGAGAGGCTTGACAGAAGTGATAGCTAAGCATAGAGGGGAGCTAGATAACATAGCTGCTATTGTGAAGTCTGATGCTAGGGACATAGAACGGGTACTAATGCAAGATTCTACTATAGGACCTGAAGCGGTCAGAGCACACTCTAAGCTAGATGTCCTGGAGTTTGAGCGCAGGCAGATTAGCAAAGAGCTGGGTAAGACTTTTGACAAGTGCACTGATGTAAGAATGGTTACCAAAAAGGGCATTAGAGATGATGTACTGGATGGCAGTATCTTTCCTGATATAGATGGCAAGATGGCAGCTTTTACAGAGCAGGAGAGAGAGCTTAGCCTTATTAGTCTGAAGAATCAGATTAAGGTATTAGAAGAGGAGGCTGATGCCTTCCTAGCTAATCCTCCTAGGAATCTAGATGAGTTCCTTGGCGATATGCAGAACATCACTGCTATGGTAGAGGGTACTGGTGAGAGGATACACGATTATAGAAAGCTAACTGAGCTGAGAAAAGCTAAGCTGCTTCCAGGTGAGATGGATGACTTTGAAGTTGGTTCAGCTAAGCTACTGGCAGAGTTTATGGAGACAAGTGAAGAGCAGCTGGTCAGGATAATGAACCAGTTGACAAAGAATGCTGAAGCTGCAGGACTGAACGAAGTTCAGATAGCTAGATTAGCTGACCTTGACTCTGTTAGCCGTCTCGAGTTGGAGAACATCCTTTCAACTCGTAACAAGGTAGCTGAGATTGAAGCTATTATACCTAGAACTCCTAAGAAAGCTAGAAATGACCGCTTCTGGACTCAGCAGCGCTCTCAGAAAGCTACCATCTGGGATGAGTTTGATACTAATGCTAGGAAGTTTAAGAGCCTACGCCTGAGAGCTAGCCGCAACTTCCTTGGCTCAGTGGACAAGCCACTCTATATGCCTGACTTCGTACCAGATGTAACTACCGAACTAACTCCTAATCACCTAGCTTATCTGTTTGGTGCTACTGGGGATGACTTATATAGAGGACTGACTCGGATACAGCACCATGCTACTATCCGTCCTAGGGAGGACTTCATCTTACACACTGTAGAACAGGCAGATGCATATGCTGCTAAGCTAGGCAAGACAGGAGCTGATATTGGATTTACTGAAGATGCTATCGGTGAGGTCTATGACCAGCTCTGGCACAATCTAGGGATAGAGTCTACAATACTGACTCCTGATAGCCCTACAGTAATGCAGCTGGAGGAGATTAGGCAAGAGCTGACTAGACTCCATGCTGCTAATAAGATTCCTGAGTCTGACGTAGTCAAGTGGCGTCAGTATGTCAACTCAGTGGCAGATGATGTAGAGAAACTGCCAATGTACAAGGCAGCTGTTCCAACTAAGCGTATTGAAGGTTTAGAGGTTAGCCATAGTGCCCAGAGGATAGCGGGCGACTTCCATATGGAAGCTAAGTTGGAAGGTAAGGTAGCGGGTGCTCTAAACTATTCTGTAAGAGATAAGTACATGACCATCCGAATTATAAAAGTACCAGAGGCGATGCAGAGACGTGGTATAGCCTCTAGTTTACTTGATGACATTATGGGCAGGGCTAAGGCAGAGAATAAAATATTACTCTCAGGTGAGCTTACTGATGAGGGTAGGGCGTTACTGGTAGGTATGGAAGAGAGAGGTGTGATTAGGCTCAGTAAGCCTCCTACTGACTTTCCTACATTAGCGGAGTTTGTTATTGATGTTCCAGAACCTGTAGCTACTAAGTGGTGGGCTACCAAAGAATCTGCTATGACTAAGGCTCGTGAGATGCACGCTCTAGCCTATCCCACCTATGACGATGCTAACATCATAGATGAATCTATGCGGTCTCTCTTTCCTTTCTGGAACTACGAAATGTTCAGGTGGCGCTGGATACCCAGGACAGTAATGCGGACTCCTGGTACTGCTACAGGCATAGCCCGCTATATGGACTATACAGACCAGGGCTACCTACCAGTCCCTGGCACTGACCTTCAGGCTAATATCCTCAGAGGCTCTGTCTGGATGGGCGGGCTTAGGTCCTTCTACCTCCGTGACTTCCCTGAGTACTATGACGTAATGCCTGGCATGGAGTTTATAGACTACATTGGCAGAGCAGGCTTCTTCCCAGGTATCCATGTTATGCTACCGATAGTAGCCTTCGGTGCTGCTGTCGGCAAGCCTGAGGTAGGTCAGCTGGCTCCTGCCTGGATAAGAACAGGGCTTAGTGGATTAAGAGCTCTATCTCCCCAGCATATAGGAGCAGTACTGGAGCATATCTATCCAGACCGCTTCCGAGACTACATGATTATGCTTACCTTAGGTGAGGAAGGCTACGATGCTGACGAAATCTGGCGGAAGAAACAAGCTGGTGAGAAGACAACTCCAGAGGAGGATAAACTTTGGCTAAAAGCTGCTAATCGGGTTGATGGAGTCAAAGGTATCCTGATGCAGCAGACTGGACTCTTCCGTATCCGACCTCAGGAGTTCTCAGAAATCCGTAAGGAAATGAGGTTAGCTATTGAGGAAGCTACAGGAGTGCCTATTGCTGTCCAGGACCAGATTGACCGCAGATATCCAGTAACAGGTAAGCGCTTTAGTGACTACTACAAGCTAGATGTTTATCAGCAAAAGCTCCTCTACGAATGGGAGACTTACCGTAGGTGGCAGGGAGTTACTACTCCACTCTACCCTTCTAGCTGGCAGCTACTAGATGTCAAAATCAAAGACTACTATGAGGAGCTGGACAGAGTATATGATGAGGCTAGAACAGTTGGCATCTACGAGAATGAAGAACTAATTCGCCCTAGCATGGTAGAAATGAATCGCCAGCTCGTAGAGGGCGAGATAGGTCCTGACCAGTGGATGGGCTTTCGCAGTGACCTGGTAGGTGGACTGGCAGAGGCGGTCAGGATACTTGGTGAATCTCCAGCCTACAAGGATGTGCCTAAGACTTTTGAGGAGCGGGCTAAGATGCTGGAGGAGCGTAACATTCCTACTCCTACCCAGACGCCAGACCAGGAGCTACTATACTACTACTACGAACTTAGCCCTGAGTACAAGTACAACTGGGAGTCTCAGCGTATGGAGAGAGACTTTGATACCTACTATGCCTACATAGATATACTGCTAGAATCTCTAGATGCTCCTCACCGAGAACGTCTACTCCAACGGATACAAGCTGACTGGACTCCTATGGAAATCCTGTACTGGCAGACTAGCCGAGATTTTATGAGACCGTACAGGAATCTCCGAGACATAGTACTCCGTGAGTATAGCCCAGAGCAGATACAGCAAATCCGCAGATATGAGGTAGCACCTGCTGCTGAGCGACAAGAACTGCAGGATATAATAGGTCCTGAGGGAGATAAGCTAATATCAAGTTATCAGAGAAGGCTCAGGGAGGCTAGGCAGCGTCTGCGTATCCTTGACCCTGAGACTGATGCGTGGCTTAACTTCTTTGGCACTACTACTAGCCTACTATCAACTGAAGCCGAGCAACTCTACTCTGGGCTGAGGGAGAAGTATCTGGTGAAAGAGATGATAAAATAATTATCAGGGCTTTATTTATTCTCCTTGACAATGCCCTGCGTATGTGGTAGAATATAATCAGTGGAGGTATGTAATATGGAAAACGAGAACCAGGTAACTCCTGGTGGTTCTGGCAACGAGCAAGTTACGACTCCGCCTACAACTCCTCCAACTCCACCTTCTGAGCCAGCGCCTGTAGCACTGACTGCTAAGTTTGAGGTAAAGGAAGGAAGGGTCTTGGTTGATGGCAAGAAGTTTGTAGCGGAATCTGACCTGATTGCTGCTAAGAACAGTTTGGAAGGGAAGTTGACTCAGCAACAGACATCCCATGAGGCAGCTATTGATGCTGCTAAACTGGAAGCGTCTACTGCTCAGCAGACAATAGCCCAACTAAACGCTAAGATAACCGAGAACGAACAAGCCCGTCAGGCGGGTGCAGTAACCGATACGGAAGCTGCGAGTATCAAGCAAGAACTGGAGACTGCTAAGAGCAGTATGGTGACTTTAGCAGCCGATGCTGGTAAGGCACTAGAGTTGAGGAGGGCTAATCTAGTACTACAGTATGGAGTAACCTCTGATACTATCAAAGAAAAGACTATGGTAGAGCTTGATTCTTTCGAGGAGGCACTAAAGGCTGTATCTACAGCTAGAGGAAGTGGTGTTGGACCTTATGCTATTGGCGGTGGACTTGGGGAGGCTGCTCCTCAAACCAATATGGAGAGGGCAGCTAAGATAATAGAATCCACTCCTGTGCGAGGTGTTCGCAACGCTGCTCCTCAAACCTAGAAATCTATTAAAGGAGAAATAACGTGGCAGACGAATCTGGTGGACATTGGGCTACATTGGCTGCTGCTCAGAAACTGACGCAGTCGATGAAGATACCTGGTGTCTTTGAAGAAGATATCAAACGCAATAACCTTTTAGACCGAGTCACCGTAGGTCAGGCTGCTCATAGTGGTCTCAAAATAGAGTGGCTAAGGGAGAAGTCATCTGCAGTAAGCGCCATTGAAGCAGCGGTAGCTGACATAGACATCGGTGAGCAACTTTCCTGGACTGAGGATGTAGACTATGACGAGAAGGAAATGACTCTTCGCAGGTGCTACATCCAGAGGAAACTAGACCACTACCTGCCTGGCATCTATGGCACCTACAACAACTATGAGGCACGGACTCTCCTGGAGTCTGAGAAGGGACTCAAGCGGAAAATAGGTGCCAGAATAGTCTATGCCGACAACACCTATACCAGCGCTAAGCAGTTCGATGGCATCCATGCCTTAGCTGCTGAGCATGGGACTGCATACTCTACTGCAGCACTCGGCAATGACCCTAAGAACATAGACAACGACCAGAGTGGGTTGAGCCTACACTACCTGAGGGTCTTAATGGACTCTATGCTTCACGGTGTGGATGAAATCTGGGCTCCTTACGAAATCATCCGCTGGATGGATGCTGCTTACCAGGAGAAAGGCTTTGTTGGTCTAGCAACTGGTACTGCTGGCAGTCTCGGCTTCATCACTATGGGCTTCAATGAGCTGGGCAAGAGAGTGCTCTTCTGGGACGGCTCTCCTATAGTTCGAACTGACTATCTGGTAGCAGAGCAAAAACTCACAGGCACTGGAGCTTCCGAGGATGCTCGTGCCCTCTGGTCTAGCTCTGGCAGGATGTACTCCATCTTTGCAGTCAAGCATGGTAATGTGCTGAACCAGGAGCCTGGTCTAACCTACGCCTATGGTGGAACTGAAGGACTGGGCGACTTATACAAGCTAGTCCGCTTCCCTGAACTGGAAGACTACGATGCTGGCGGATTAAGGCTCGTCAACTACGGTGCCTTACTACTGGGCTCCAGCCTCTGCCTGGGAAGAATCTTCGACATTGGAGACGCAGCAATACTAGTATAGCTAGTAGGCTTTGAACGGTGTGCCTTAGAAACACCAAAATATAAAAAGGAGATAAGTAAAATGGCTGATAGAACTTCTGGCGGAAACTACGTAAATCACGATATAAGGTCGAACAATGGTAAGTACATAGTGATGCCTCCCTACAAGGCGGGACAGGATGGATGGGGTAACCTGAAGATTCCTAATGTCTGCCTTGATGGTGGGGACATTGCTATGCAGTACCCTGTCAACACCAAGTTCGTAGACTTTGACCGCACTCACATCTATGGATACTGTTATTCAAGGGGTGAAGCGACTGTCAAGGCTAACATTGGTTTGATGAATCAGAGTGTGAAGGAGACTGTTACTTGGGGTGCTACGGCTGGTGTGGCAGGAGATACCTTAGTTAGCATTGATGGGACTACACTAGATGATGAGACCACTGCTGATGCCAACATCTTTGCTGGTGGGTACTTAATGCCACGAACTAATCCCTACAGCGACTACAGAATTATCTCAAATACTTCCTATATTGGTGGTTCTGTATCTGCTACCGAGATGGACATAGTCATTGAGAATGGTCTTACGGCTGCGGTTGTCGCTGCTGTGGCGAGTTGCTACCTAGACAGAAATCCGTTTGCCAAGATGCGTCATCAGTGGGGAGCAACTGCTGAGTGCCGTAGGTCAGTTGTGGGTGTTACCCTGATTGACCCAACTGCCTCTACTTACCAGTGGGTTCAGACCTGGGGACCTATTCATATGCCATCAGATGAACAGATGGGTTCAGCGGATTGGCTGCAGTCAGCTTACTTTAATAGTGATGGCAGTATCCAGGCTGGAAGCTCCGTTGACCTATCTAGCACTAGACAAGACCAGTATGCTGGTTATGCGATAGGTAGTACCACAAGTGCAATGACCTGGTTCCTTTGCCTACAGCTTGAGAGGTAAACTAAACCAAATGAGGGGAGTGGGAAACTGCTCCCCTCTAAGGTGGAACAATGCCATTATACGAATATGAGTGTGAGGGTGGTCATAGGTTTGAGGAGAGACATAGTATAGAGGACAGACACAATGCTTCCTGTCCTATGTGTAGGCAACCTGTCAGACTACTAATTTCCCTTTCAGACTATAGGCTTGCTGAACCAATAACAGTCCTTCAAGACTTAGGGGGAGGTAAGGGTTATCAGGTGTTAGGTTGGAAAGCTGATAGTGGAATATCTCCCAAACCTGGACAACCTTACAAGACAGCTAAGCAGATAGAGAGGGAAGAATACGGAGGAATTATGGAGGTATAATATGCCTAATCCAAAAATGGATGCGCTAACCAAAGATAGCACTGACCCTCAGATACAGGAGGCAATTAGTGCAGAAATAGAAACCTGTATGGGCGAGCCTGGTGCTGAGCAGAAAGCCTGTGCTGGCAGAGCCTATGGGATGGCGAGAGAAGCTACAGGCAAAGCTCTGGACTATGGTAGATAAATAGAATAATCTAATTCATAGAGGAGGCAATACGACTATGATTTTACACCACATAGCAAGAGAACAGGTGGCAGTATCTTCTGCTGCAAAAACTTTAACCGCAGCTACTCTCAAAGGGGCAGACAGTCAGGGCAGACAGCGAACCCTCTATGCTGACATAGATGTTCAGGATGCCAATGTCTACGTTACCTTTGATGGCTCAACTACTCCCTCAGCAAGTGCTGGAGAAATCTGGTATGTTGGAGAAAAGTACCGTGTCTGGGGTGTTCCTAATCTGTCTAATCTGCAGTTTATCTATGTAACCAGTGATGCAGTGCTTGAGGTAAACTACTGGGGGCAGAAATAGTATGGTTGCTAGAGAGTACGCTAATAAGCATCTGGTAACTGGAGTAAGGGACACAGGCTACGATGGCGGAGAGTCAGGTGGCAGAGACCTCAACCTGCCATTCCAAATTAGGAAACCTCTGTTTATCCCAACTTCTAATACTAAGCTATGGCTACCACTTGATGATAATAGAGGTAGCACAGCTCTAAAAGATAGAAGTGGTAACGGTCTTGATGCCACTGGGATAGGCATAACATGGGTCAGGAATACCAAAGGTATCTGGTGTGCCAGTCTTGACGGTGTTAATGACTACATTAGTCTCCCAACTAACAGTGCCCTTAACGTAGGAGACTATTGGACTCTGATGGCTTGGATATATGCCAGGGAAACCACTGGTTCTATAATTGCTGAGGGCACTGGGGTTGGATTTACTAACGGGCTGGATGTAAACCTTTACACAGGCAAGATTAGGATAACTAAGATAGACGCTGCTCATGTTTTGCAGGCTACCAACGACTTAACTACTGAGACCTGGATTCTTATAACTACTAGGGAGGATGATGATGACTTTGAAATCTTCTATAATGCTACATCACAAGGGTCAGTTACTGATGCAGGCAGGGACTTTGATGGTCAGGTAAATCTAGTTGGTAACGGTCAGTACACTTTCTTCAAGACCTACTTATCTATGCTTAGGTGGTTCAATACTGCAGTGACTGATACCTATGTGGAGCAGGTTTATAACCGAGAAAGAAGCCTTTTTGGAGTTTAGTATGAAATACAGAATAAAGATGGATTTGTCCTTTCCTGATGAGGCAACATTGACTGACCTGGAGAATGCAAGGGCACTCATAGCGCCATTGTTTCAAGCATCCGTAGTAGTCAATGAGGGTGAAGATTTTGAGGAGCGTGGGTTTGTAGAACTGGAGAAATGTTTCCATGATGAGACTCCTATCAAGCCTTGTGTGATACTGGAACGGTGGGAGACTGGAAGAGGTAAAGTAATTGGCTAGGTCTGTTTCGGACACATTCAAGGCAGCTCAGCAAGCTGCTCATAATACTCCTTACTGTAAGCTAGTCTTCACTAACAAAACTGGAGGGATTACAGTTGACCTCAGTACTGACAGCACTATTTATGGCAATCGCATTCTGCTGATAGACCATACCGAAGAACCTTATGACGACTTTGCCACTATTATCCTGCGTAATGTAGACCGTTCTATACCAAACCTAAAAGGTATGTGGACAGAGATTGGCTATGGTTATGTTACTGCTGCTAGCAATGAGTATCTTGGCGATGGCACTAACGAGGGTGCTCCTCCTAGGCTCTGGGTAAAGCATCAGCAAACTATCTCAGCTGGAGGTAAGCTATGGGAGCTACTCGAACTTGAAGGTATGTGGGCTAAGCTGAGGGAGCAAGCTATTAGGCTAGGAGACCCACCGCTATATACTAAGAGCTATACTACTGATACTATCTTCACTATCATAGGCTATGTGCTGGCTGAGCTTAGTATGTCTCTGAAAGCCTTAGCTGAGGATGATGGTATTATAAGCTCTCTCCAGCCACAGTTTGATATAAACGCTATGCCTTTTGAGTATGCAGCACCGCTGCTGTATAGATTGCTGAACATGACTTCCAGCTATCTGAAAGCTCTAGATGATTTGCAGTTTGAGATTAAGTATCCTGCATCTGGTGATGCTG